CATTTTTATTTATGGGACCTAAGTTCCCAGTTAATTTAATTGTGAATATAACTAACGTGCCCTAGCTCCGCAATTTTATATTCGTGTATACGTATATTAAATATTTGCTTTCCGCACAACATAATAAAAACTATTCCAATTTTCTCCTTTAAATTCAAATTTCATTAAACCTTCTGAACTAATTTTCATAGAAGCTTCGGTAGCATCTTTATTATTATTTAATATATTTTTAATCATTTTAGAATCAAATGGAATTCGAGTTCCATATTTAATATCTGTTAAAGTAGTAAAAGGCATCTGGTAGTCAATCTTATTAGTATGTTTTAAATCATCACCAAATGACATAACTAAAACATCTTGACCATCTAAGTCTCTATCAATTGAAACAATTACATTATCACTTTCAAGCGCATTATGTGCCTTAATAAGAGCACTAATACTATCACCATCTAATTGTGTAACAATTTTATAGTTTTTAGGATCATCTACTGTGCCTACCTTTTGGATTAAAAGTAATTCACTAAGAGTGTAATTAAGAGTATATGTAGAGTCTGAAATGATCAGTTTATCATAAATCTTAGCTTGATCAGGTTTAGTTAAATTAATGAATACATCACCATTAGTAATGCCTAATAATTTACTTAATTTTGATGTATCGTATATCGCAATTTCTGCGTTTTTTAGCGGGAATGATGCGTGATAAACGCGTCCAATCATGTCTTTATATGGGGATTGGAAATCAATAGTTAATGCGTTATCTGCGATAGTCCATTTAACAGATTCAATTAATCCATTTAAATGATATTTACCAATTGTTGATTGTAATTCGTTCTTATTTATCATAACTAAAAATTAAAAAACATATTTCTATAAGGATTCATATTTAAATCCCAACCTAAATCATCATAAAACCCTGCTAATTTACTTTCCAAAATTGTTTCAAATGATTTATTTTTATCTGCATATTGTGCTAATAATGTACGAATCTTATCTGGCATATCAAAATCTAAGAATGCTAAAGCGTCTATTCTATATGGATTATCTTTTAAATATATCCATTTAATTTTATCACCTTGAGTAATTTTAGAATGTTGTTTATCTAACTTCCAAAAAGTAAGTAAATCATTATATTTAATTGCTGCTTTTACAGGAGCAGGAGCACCTTGAGCTATTATGGAAAACATTTCTCCAGGACGAGGTGTTGATGCTAAATATTTATCTAAAGTTTTTACACGAGTAGGGTTACCTAATACAGTAAGATCCATATCGTCTGCTAATACTTTAGATCGAAATAATTTTAACATTTCATCAATTTCTTTTTGAGGAGTACCTTTAATAACTTTTTGTAAAATATCTTTAAAGAAATCACTAAATATTTTAGGAAAATTAGCTTTCATAAACTCTAATCCTTTAATATCTAAATCATCAGTTGGAACACCTTCTTTTTTAGTAATCCATTGTGCATATCTACGAGTATATCTAAAATAACCAGCACGAATCATGCACTCAGTTTTCATATCAAATCTATGATTTTGGATATTAAATGCTTCTAAAGCTAAACTATCATATGATTTTGTTATTAGATCTTGATATGTAAGTGCAATTTTTTCAAGTGCCTCATCTCTTGACTCTTCTGACATGTTATCAAAATCAGGATAAAGCTTCCTAAGCATAGGTTCAGCATTATAATAATTAGAGTCGGTATCAACATACACACAATAATTTGTATCTTCTTTATTACATATAAACCAAGGAGTAGTCTCTAAGTGTCTCATGACTGTATATCCTTTTCAAACAATTCAATACCAGTTGTAGTTAATGGGTGTTCAAACATCTGTTCTAAAACTTTTAAAGGTACTGTTATAACATCAGCTCCTGCTTTTATAGCTTTAACAACATGCATAGGATGTCTAACACTTGATACCATAATATTAGTATCAACCATTATCTTTGCAAGTTCAGATATAAACAATAATGCATCATGACCTGCATCATCAAGTCTACCTACTAATGGACATATATAAGTAGAATTTACATTAGAGCATAAAATAGCTTGATTATGAGAAAATATAAGATGCATATTTGTCTTATCACCATTTAAAATTGCTGTATTACATGCATCAATCCCTTCTTTTGAAAATGGGATTTTAAAAACTAAATTAATATCATTTGAACTATTTTTTATCCGTGTAATATTATCTAATATTTCATTTTTAGATTTACCCCAAGCCTCAACATGAATTTCTCCAACAGGCATAACTTCTCTTATTTTCTTAATCATATCAATATCATCTGACATTCCATGATTTTTTGCTAAAGTAGGGTTTGTAGTAACTCCAGCTAAAATACCCATACTTGAGTACTTTTTAATTTGATCTAACTCTAGTGTGTCTAAAAAAATTTTCATATTTCTTCTATTCTTTTGGTTTTATCACAAATTAATAAATCATATGGGGGTTTATTTCCTACCATTAGATCATGATGCTTACATTCCCATTCTTGGAGTTGGGATTTAGTTACATTATACCAATTAATACCTGTTGTACCACCTCTAGCAGTCCAATAAGTAATTGTATGTCCTTCATTATATAGTTTATTTATTTTTTCTATATTTTTATAATGAGGGATTGCAGTTGAATAATCAGGATTTATATATTCCCGATTTTCATAAAAACAAATAGTTTCATCTATATCAACATATATATTCATATTTTTATTTAATAACATTACAAATGTTGTTTAAAACATTTTCTAGATTATTTAATGTAATACTACTTGTACCATCTGACAAAGCATTTTCTGGGTTATTGTGAACTTCTAAAAATAAACCATCTATACCAATTGCAGCTGCTGCTTTAGCTAATGGTTCTACAAAATGTTTATTAGAACCACTACTACCTCCAGAACATCCTTTTTGCACTGAGTGAGTAGCATCAAATATAACTGGGGTATATTCTTTCATGATTAATAAATTTCTCATATCTACTACATAATCTTCATACCCAAATGTATTTCCACGCTCAGTTAAAACAACATTATTATTACCAGACATTAAGACTTTATTAACAGCTCGCTCCATGTCAACACCACTTACAAATTGAGCTTTTTTTATATTAACAGGTAACCCTGTCTTAGCGGCTGCAACTAATAAATCGGTTTGACGACATAAAAATGCAGGGATTTGGATTAAATCAATACAATTTTTTAAAGCATCAGCTTGCCAAGGTTCGTGAATATCAGTAGTAACTGGAATATTTAATTCATTACGAATTTTACTAAAAATTTTAACTGCTTCTTCAATTGGTACCCCTCGATAATTTTCTAATTTTGTTCTATTTGCTTTATCAAAAGATGCTTTGAAAATAAAAGGAATGTTTAATTTATCTGTAATTTTTTTTATTTGTTCTGCCATAAAAAAAGTATGCTCAGCATTTTCAATAACACAAGGCCCTGAAATTAAAACGAATGGAGTAGATTCTCCAAAAATTATTTTATCTTTTATTTTAACTGATGTAACCATATTTAATCTTCTTCTTCGTCTTCCTTAAATACAGATTCAACTTCACCTTTATTATTTAAAAGTAAATCAGGAGTTGATATTTCGAATTGGTCACCTTTAAGGCTAAATTTACCTCCTTGTTTTAACATTTTTCTAAAAAAATTTTCGGTTTGTTCACTCCAATTTTCTCCTTTAAAAATAATTTGCTCTTTGGTTAGAGTTTTTCCGTTACATTGAACTTCAACTCCTTTTCTAATTGCTTGTTTTGTAATCATAATTGTATTTTTCCTTCCATTACTTGATTCATATGTGTATTGGCAAATAATGCTGATTCTTGAATGATTCTTTGACCTGTTAAGGTGATAGATTCACTTAAAATTACATTACCATATCTAAAACTGCCAAGAGCGGTAGCACCATACAAACTATTCAACAAAATTTTCATTGTATGTTGTTTTAAGTGCATTTGTTCACCTAAAGCTTTATTACCAGCTGTATAGGCTTCTTTCATTTTATTTTTATATATAACTCTTTCATCAAACCATTTTGAAAGAATAGTTTTAAGTACTGAATCAGAATCAGTTTTATACATCACACCATTAGCAGAAACAGCTAGATTATTATTTTCAATTAATTTAATAATTTCAGAAATTTTCATTTCAATTGTTCTACGTTGTGGGTTTTGAATTGTTAATTCCTCATCTTGATCCATTTGTTTTAGATCATTTAAGGCATACCTACAATTAAATATTTCTTTACCTTCAACTACTACTTTTTCAGGGGATATCATAATTCGGCCTACTAAAGTTTCTTTGCCAATATTCAAAGACATAATAATAGATGGGTATAGTGAAGTTAAATCTTCATCAAACATATAATTAAAAATACCTGCTGTAGGACAAAATAAATAACCACCAGCATAATTTTTTTTATGTATTGGATTAACATCTTTTGCAGGAGGAGCAACTCCTTGAGACAATAAATATGCTGAAATAGCACCATCTTGGGTTCTGGTATTAGCATAAACTTCACTATAATTATGCTTTCCTTTATGGGATAGGTTTTTAGTTAAAGCTAAATATTCTAGCTTTTCATCTAAAAGTTTTAAAATCTCAACATCACGAAAATTATATTGAATAAATTTATAAATGTCATCTTCAAATAATTTATCTAAATTACCATCATATTCAATTTTATTTAAACCTGTATACTTTTCTCCAATATCATCTAGCTTAAATGATGGTTCATCTCTAAAGCTAAATTTCTTATGTAATCTCATATAATCAAGAGATTCAACACCTGTAATATCAACATATTGATCTTTTTTCCACCAATATTTACTATCTCTTTTAGTTTTGACTATACCTAAAGGAGATAAACTATTAGCTGCTCGCTTACTTACAACTGAATAAATTCTATAGTATAAATAGGGAATATCAAAATAGTCACTATTCCAACCAATTAAAATATCAGGATCTAACTCCTTAAAACGTTTAACAAAAGCTTTTAGTAATTCTAATTCAGTAGAACAAGGTATAATTTCTTTATTTTTAGCTTTAGTATGACTAAGTTGTTTTTTCTTATCTAAAATTAAGATACCCCACTCATCTACTTGTTTATCGTACCAAGCAATAGACGTAATAGGTTTTGGAGCTGATTCAATATACTCTTCAGTAAGAGCTCCTCCCATTTCACACTCTATATCAAAAAATATTTCTTTATGTGTAGTAGAAGGTTCATCATTAACCCCATATCTGTCAATAAGAAATTTTTGATATGGGGGCATATCTTGAAAATGTAAACCTAAAGTATTATCAGATGAATATTCTGGGTTTTTGGAGAATTTCCAGTTTATTATAGGTTTAACAAATTCACCTTTTAACCCTCTATGTGTAGCTTGATCCTTACTACACTCAACATAAGCTTTATCTTTATAACCAACAACTTGATGTTGGCCATCATCTTCCCATAAATGCATTTCATAGTGATTAGGCCCTAATTTTTTGCCTTGATAACACTTTTTATAACTCATTTAGTAAAAAATTGCTTTAAATTAGGTCTATAGTAATTAATATTTTTCATTACCTTTTTATCTCGGGATCTATAGACAATATAATATCTTCCAACCTTCTCGTAGTGACAAGGTTCATTTTGTTCTTTGGAACGTCTTTCCACCGTCTCTTGTGCCTCCTTTTCGTTATTGCAAGCCTTTGACATATTACTCCCTTGGACTTCTTGATAGGCATCCCATAATTTATCTTTAAGACCATGAAGCATAGCTCCGTTACCAATCGAAACGTAGGCAATGTCACATAAAGCATCAAGCACCTCAACAATATCACCTGCTTCACAGGCAGCTTTGTATTCTTCAAGTTCTTCGAGAATGAAGTCGTAAACAAACATCCATTCTTTAGTGTTTTCAGGTATTGTAGGTTCATAATTATTAGGTTTCCCCATTGTGGCGTTAAATTCTTCTACCTCACTCACAAATGGGACATACTCTCCTTTAAACTTAGCTACAATTTTATCTGCCATTAAATCAGCCCATTCTGATTCTGGAGTCATACTTAGTTGATCTCTATCCCTAAGTGAACTAAGGGTACCTAATCCCTTAATTAGTTCTAATGCTATTTCTTCTTTAAAATCCATAATTAAATGTTATGTCCTCCATTATTAATTTTTAAACTATCAAAAAACTCTTTACGAGCATTATTTGCATCTTCTCTAAAAGCACCTGAAGCTTTAGTAGTAACCATTGCTGCTCCTTGATGTTTAACACCTCTACAAGAAACACAGTTATGAGTACCTACAATAGTAACAATTACACCTAAATTACCTTCTGTAATCTTAGATACAGCATTGTGTATTGCTGATGTTAATTGTTCTTGAATAGCACCTCTACGACCAAATAATTCTACAATTCTATTTAATTTAGATAAACCAATTACTTGACCATCTTCACCTGCAATATAACCAATATGAACTACACCTCCAATTGTTTGATGGTGGTGTGAGCACATAGATGTTAATGGGATGTTTCTTTCAATAACTACTCCATCATAACCGTCTGAAGGGAATGAAGTAATAGGAGACATTGCTGTATAACGTCCTGACCATAAATCGTTTACATATGCTTTAGCTACACGACGAGGAGTTTCCATTGAATTTGGATCATTTCTCCAATCACATTTTAGGGCATCTAAAAATTGACCATAGGCAATAGTTGCTTGGTCAATCATTTCTTGTTTTTGATCCTTATTAAATGGGAAACCAGGAGCTACTCCATTAGCAAAACCTTCTTGTACCACTTCTAATTCTTCGTGGATTTTTCTTCGTTTGTTTTCCATATATTATAACTTATTTTGGGTAAATATAATAACTAATTTAATTAAAGCCAAATTATAAAGCGTAAATCTGTGAATAATTTCGACAATGTCCTTTATCATCATCCATTCCATAACCAACTACCCATTCATCATCTATTATAAAAGCATGATGTTGTTGAACTGGAGGTGTAGGGGAAGTTTTACGTTTAATTAAAGTTACTATTGTAATTGATTCTGGGTGTTTAACCTCTAAATACTCCAGTACTGCTGCCATTGTATTACCAGAATCGTAAATATCATCAACAATATAAACATGCTTACCCTTAATTGGTGTTTCTAAATCTTTTGTAATTTGAATATCACCTTGTTTATTTTTTGAAATATACGATTTAACGCGCATAAAATCACATTCCACGTCAATTGACATTGATCGTACTAAATCGCTGTAAAACGCAAAACACCCATTAAGTAACCCAACCATTACTACCGGGGTTTTGTCACCATTATGTTCAGCTGATATTTGTTTTCCTAAAATTTTAGTTTTAAAATCAATAGACTTACGATTAAATAGTGTTTCCATGGTTACTTATATATTTGATAAAATTCTTCTAAACTAATTATATTTAAATATCTTTTTCTATTTTCTTCAAATTTTTTATATTCATAAAAAGGATTATCAAATTCACAACATTTTTGTTCTCCCCTTTGAATTATAGATACCCCCCAACCTAAATCATCATGTAACCCATCTTCAATAGTATTAAAAGTAGACCCTACACCTCCAACAGTATGGATTAGTAAATCTGATCTTAAAGAATTGAGTTTATAAATAACTTTCCAAACAGTCCCATTCCAATGTTGTTGATAACCATTAACATAATATTCTTCTCGAGCATGCCATAAAGTTGGAGGATTAGTATCATGAAATAAAATAAAACCATTTTCAGATAAATGATTTAAAGCATTATTAAAATCTCTTTCTACTTGAGTAGAGATATGTAGCCCATCTATGAATATAACATCCCACTTATAATCTGGAGGTAAATTTAATTGGTTATTTTCTAAAAGAGAAAAAAAGTCATCTGATGGGTATTTATAATCTACAATAGCATCAAAAAATTCAATACAAGGATCAACTGAGTGTTTAGTAGAACATTGGATTAAATCAAAATTCCCAGTAGGATCATCAACTCCAATTTCTAAGTATTTTGAAAAATTATGAGTTTGGATTAGGTGGTTTATAATGTTTTTTTTCTTGTTCATCCTAAATAATCTTCAGGTATTATACACCTCTTTTAGTATCAAAAGCTATAATATGATCTCTACCAGTCATGTTATATCCCTTTTCAGCACACATATCAAATATTAAAGGATACATTTCAACTAAAGTTTCTCTAGTATCACCTGCTGGCATTATAAATGTTTTATTTTTAGGGACATTAAGTTCCTGCCTATAAGCTTCAATCTCAGCAAGACCTTCATCAGTACCATCCCAAACAGGTTTGTAATGATAATCAGTATGATAATCAATACTAGTTTTAATAGATTCAGTATTAAGACGAAGACGATTATGTGTTTTAACCATCTTTTCATTTGTAACTGATCCATTTGGAGTAATAGCTCCTACAACAGGAACACTATTACTAAACTTAGGTGAAATTGAGAGAAGACCTATTGGATAATCAGTTTCTAAAAAATGACTTCCTTCAGTTTCAATAGTAATAAGAATATCTCTTTCATGAGCAAAATGAGTTATTTCATTTACTAATTTAGGATGCATAGTTGGACTACCTCCTGTTAACATCATTTCTTTAATATGAGGATTTTCATCATAAATTTTAATAATGTCATTAAATGTAAATGTACCTTTTTCAGGATGAACTGAAGTATACCAACTGTCACACCAACCGCCTTCACCAAAATAACAACGGTGAGTACAACCTGTAGTTCTTACAGCAATTGTTGGGCGACCAAATCGACTACCTTCTGATTGAACACAACGATAAACTTCTAATACAGGAAGTACTTTATCATAATCTTCGATACGACCTAAAGGAGCTGTTTTTTTCCAAAGTTTAGGATCAAGCGACATAATAAGCAGCGTTTTTACCATGTTCAGAAAATTTAACCTTAGTAACTTTTACCCTACCTTCAGTTTCTTCTAGAACAAAATTATTAATTTTATTAAAAATATACTCAGCAAATTTTTCTGCTCCAGTAGCTTCAACAACTCTTAATTGAATTATACCTTCTTCATTTAATCTTTCCCATTCTGGTAAAGCAGGATCATCTTCAGCACAAATTAAAGTATGATCAAACATATGATCCATCCACACTTTAGGAGACATACCATCAATTTGAGTTTTAGCACGTTTCATACCTCCAAAATCCCAAACCCAATTGCGATCATCTAAATTACCTTCAAAATAAATTTTAAATGAAACTCCATAACCATGGAGATATTGACAGTGGGTTGTATTTGCTTTCCATTGACGGAATACAGTTGAAAACCCATCAAATACTTTACTTGACTGGAATTTACCCATTATAAAAACTCATTACTTCTTGATGAGACTTTACTCCTACAAATCGTTTAACCTCTTGTCCATTTTGGATTAATATTACTGTAGGTACACTTTTAATACTGTACTTTGCAGGTGCAGTAGCATCATAATCTATATTAATTTTTGATACTGGAATGCCTTCTCCAGATATTCTATCCATAGTAGGTCCAAAAGATTTACATGGTGCACACCAAGGAGCACTAAAATAAAGTAATTGTTTCATAATTTAATTTTTAATTTATACTAATTCTTCTATAATACCAATTATTTCACTAAATATAAGAACCCCAGCAGCAATTGGCAAGCTATATGGTATTAATACATATCCTAAAATTCGAATTCCAGATTTAATAAATGAAATGATTCTATGCCATTTTTGATTTGGCATATGTCTTACATCTTTTCCTGTTATATGCTTAATTTCAGGAGATTTTTTACTTTTAAGAGTGCTAAATTTTGCATCCATTATTTCTCTATCACTCATGTTCTGCTAAGATTTTAGATACGTGTTCTTTAACTTTTTCCCAAGAAGCCAATCCTTCATCATCTTCATATTGTACGGGATCAGGGCGATTAAGATTAATAAAGGCCTCAACACGCTCCACACTACTTGCAGACTTATAATCACTGTTACCATTAGGATAAGGTTTATAGCTTGTATTAGTTCTTTTATAAACTTCATGGAAATTAACATTTAATTTTTGACAGAGACTTTCCCCGTCTTGTAAAATTGTAAACTTATCTCCTTCAATATAAGGCGTCCAATAATCTACTAATTCACTATCCCAATTACCTAATCTAAAAGCAGCATCATCTGCATCTCTAAATTCTTGACGACAATCTGGATAAATTGCATGGTCACCTGCATGGATTCCTAAAGCAATATTAGTAATTTCTTTTTTAGTAGTTGCTATTGATAGTGCAACTGCTTGAGTAATTGAAGCAAAGATTTTGTTACGATTAGGAACAACTGTTGCTTTCATATTATCTTCAGCATAATGTCCTTCAGGCACTTCATCTCCACCTTCAACTAAAGCTGAATTAAGTAAATCAACTAAACCATCTAGTTTAATTTGTCTATAAGTTATTTTATGACCTTTATCATTTAAATAATCTATTAATGATTGGGCTCGTTCTAGTTCTACTCTATGCTTTTGACCATAGTCAAATGATAAAGCTGTTACTGTTTTATACTCATCCAATGCTTTTAACAATAGTGTTGAGCTATCCATACCACCTGAAAGTGATACTACTACGTGTTTTCCTTGTTCAAAAATCATTTTTAATTGCATTTTATAAGCCAGGTATTTTAAGCGTATAGGCAAACGCTTTTACATTAATTTTGGTAATCTAAATTTTAAAATAGGACTTCCATTTACTGTAGGTTGTCCTAAATCATCTATTTCTACTTTTGCAACTTTAATAGGTTTATTTCTAAATCTTCCAGTTAACATAGTATCTCCCTTTTCTATAGGGATAATTAATTTTCCGTTTTTATATTCAGTTTTCATAATTTAAAGATCATTAATTTCACCAAATTTTAAAACATTATGTATTAAACAATCATAATCTACTTCATTACTTAACATAAAAAAATAATCGTTTATATTTGCTTTTGGTTTTTTATCTAAACCAGAATTAGTATACCTAATACCTTCTAAAGCAGCCATTACAGGGTTTGAAGTATCAATTGATTCAATACAATCAAATCCTTTATACCAACCAAATTCTTGTGGTACAGCACACCCTAATAAATGAATTCTATCATTTTGAGAGATAACTTTAGTCTTATATAAAGCTGAGATTACTGAAAGTCGTCCTAAGGCTTTACCAATATCTTTATTTGGGTGAGGGACTACATCATTATAATAAGAAGCACCATATGAAAATGCTATTTTTTTATATCCTAAATCTTTATATGTTTGATAACAAGTTGCAGCTTCATGAATAGTTTGTGCTTGAACTACTGCTACCTTAGTAGTGTTTTCAGGGAGTATGATTTGAGTCCATTTACGAGCATTTACTACTGAAGCATCTCGTTGTTCCCACACATCAGGAACAATAAACTCATCTGGTTCTAATTCATTAACCCAGTGTAATAAACGATCAGTATCGTATGCTTTACCTAATTCGTGAAGAGAATTATCCATTATAATATATCTTCCTTGTGCTTTTGCATTACGAAAATATTCTAAATAATCTTTTTCTTGATCAAATAAATGAGGAAGTGCATAATCATAGTCATTAAAATGACGACTATCTTCTAATAAACACAAGGGGGTTTCGTGACTAACCTTTATCATTATAACTTTTTAATTTAAAATAAATATAATTAAGAGCAGGTGATACTCCAAGTCCACCTAAAATAACTGTAAAGATATTTGGATGCCAATGTTCTCCACAAAATCCTAATATATGTTTTAAAAATTCTACCATAACTTATTATTAGGGTAAATATACAATAATTTTTTGGACAAAGCAAGGGAAAACTCGAAAGTCTTCCCTTGTTTAGTATTTTATAATATTTTTAACTACCTGGAATAGCATTATTAATAGTAACTAGAATAGGAACTGAGTTTACACCGTTTATCTCTTCAGCTGCTGCGGTGGAATCTGAACTATATGGATAATTGCTTAATTCATCAATGTTAACTCCATCAGAGGAAGCTTGTCCTACTGAAGCATTCAGTGCTGCTATCATTGCAGATTCAGTAGAAGTACTACCTCCATAAAATTCTACATCATAAGTAACTCCATTAGCACCTGTAGAATTTACTGAGGAATATGCATAGGCTGCTATGAGCATACTAGTTTCTTGAGGTCCCTTAACTGAACCTACACTTGTTCCTCCAACTGCAACAACAGCAGTATTTTGTGAAGTCTGGTATACTAAAAAGTGAGGATCTTCTCCTTTTGATGTTTCACCACTTCCTGGATTATCTGAGGTTGAATATCTATAATTTCTTACTCCCATTTTTTATATATTTTATGAAGCAATAACGGTACCACCACTAATAACAATACAGGCTAATTTAACCCCATTACCAGCACCTGCACCCGAAATTCCATTTAATTGTAAAGCTGCCTCTGTTCCTGTTCCAGAAGTAAAAGGAAATCCTACTCCTGAAATTGTTCCGTCTAACTGACTATTAATTCCTGAGATTGTTGCACAGGCCGCATTAAGAGTAGCTAATTTAATTGCATCAGTAGCACTAGCTGAACAGCCCCAAAAACTTACAAATTTATCATTACCATCAGCTCCTAGATTAGGAAGATTTTCATCTGCCCACGCTATATAAAAGCCAATTGCATCATCTGTTTCATCAGTACCACCACAATAGACGTATTCTTGCCCACTTGATAATAATTCTATATCAGTTGCTGTTAATGTTTGATACATTAAAAAATTTTGAGATGAACCTACTACTGATCCTTTTTTAGTAGAGTTGGTATCTGCAGTAGGATTTTCTGCAACAACATTGCTAAATATTCTATTAGCCATAATTTATAATATTTTGGTGATAAATATTGGAAGAAAATAGAAAAAATAATTATTCCTCAAACTTTAATCCAAAATGTTTATAATTAATTTCTATTGAATCTTCGTCGCCCATAGATTTAGCTTCATCTTCGTCTTCCCATATTGCTTCTACAGGGCAAGCTGGGATGCAAGCTCCACAATCTATACATTCTTCAGGATGGATTACCATTTGAGTAACCATTTCATAAATACAATCAACGGGGCATGCATCTATACAAGCCCCATCCTTTACATCAATACATTTACTACCAATTATATAACTCATTTTTTTCTTGGGCGCCCACGCTTTGATTTTCTAACAGACAATGGGGTTTCATATTTAAATTTTGTACAATAGGTATAATATGATAATAAATCTCCAGACCAATTACAAAGTTCTTCTATTAACTCATTACGGGTAATTGTAAAGTTGCTAGTAAAGGCTTCATATAATGCTTCTAAACGTTCATTATCTTCTTTATCATAATCACCCATTAAACGTTTATAGCGAGCCAAATCAACAGATAATATTTCTAATTGATCTGAGTAGTTATGTTTATTAAGATTTACTTTATCTTTAGCTTGATGAAGAGCTAATTGAGCTTGCATAAAATAAGATGATTCATTAAAATCACCATTTATAATTCTATCCTTAAGAAGAGCACGTTTACCTAAAGGTTTTACATTATCTGTATGAGTACGCCACCACATAAATCTATTATAATTTAATGGTTGGTATCGTGATAAGTTTTTATCGACTACCTCACGAGTTTGGCTGATGGATTCTTCTCGAATAAATTTAAAAGGCATCTTCTGGTTTTCCTGGGTTACGTAATAATGTATGTTGTAGGTTCTTTAATGAACGAAAATCAGTAACCTCATCCAAATAATTATATTCATCTTTTTTAACAGTAGTTTTTGGTGATTTAAGCATTTCAGGACGATTTTCTCTAATCCATCGAATATAACCGGGGTCATAAGTTTGAACATCAGTCCATTTTTTGCCTTTGTATTTACCTGAGCGTAGTATCATAACTTTTATTTATACCCTAAATATACGAAAGAATTTTTACAACTCCAAATATTTTACCGTCTTCCGTTAGCAGGTTGATGGAAAGGTGGAGGTTCTTTATTTATAATTACTGGTGTAGGAGTAGGGGGTTGTTCTAGGGTTTGTGGTAGTTCTTCAATTACTTCTTCAATTACTTCTTCAACTTCTTCTATAACTACTTTTTCACCATAGATATTATCTTTAGTTTTAGGACGTAATTGGTTAAAAGCAAAGTTAGCTGCAATTACAAGAGCAATAGCTAAAGGATCAAATACAAAAATTATAGTTAAAAGTAACCAATTAATAATTTTATCCATTGGTATACCCGTTAATCCTGAAAGGTATTTAAGAGGGCCTAATTCACCTGCTACATCATTATTGGTTTTTACTTCTACTATCTCAGTTTCATACCCAAATAATTGCTCATTTAAATTATCTACTTTAATATTAATTTCTGTTTGGCGCGCAATAGCTTGATCTAATTGTCTTTCAAGTGCTCTACGAGTTGAACTAGAAGTTGTGTTTATAATTTGACCAGTTTCTTTGTCTTTATACTGGATTTTATTGGTAGATAAGCCAGACCTAAGGTCACTCACGGCAGTGTTAATACTAGATTTTTCATCGCTGTATACCGCGAGTTGTTCTTTTACGTTATCTCGTTTTACTTCAATTAAAGTAATTTTGGCATCTATACTTCCTGCTTTTGCTGCTGTTTCTTGATAAGCAGCTGATAAAAAGCCATAAATACCCATTGAAGTAATTAATACTAATACTACAGCAGCTATTGTTAAATAATATTTTAATAATTTAGGAATTGTTGTACGGTACTGGTATAATAGAGATGCAATAACTAATTTAGCTACTTCTAATGAAGTAGTCATAATAATTACAGCTAAAGTAGCTCCAGCAAAAAGTTTACTAAGGCCACTAATTGAATAGAAAGCAGCAGAGGCTGAAACTGATAGAGCAGAAAATGCTATTAAAAAGGGGAATATTCGCTCTTGGATTTTCTTCCACATAGATTATTTATTTTCTAAAACCCTTATGATTATCTATACGGTCTAATATTTTATTTAATTCTGTTGCTTTTATAAAGCCAGCCATAGATGCGTTTTTAAGGGCACTAATTAATTGTAACACTATAAATGGTATGATAACTACTTCACTAAGCCAAGCTGTACCTGCAAACCCTTTTTCTACCATTAATATTACTGTTAAGAACATAACCCAACCTGTAGCACGTTGTAATACACGAACTGCTTTTCTTGTTTGGAAACCTTCACGTTTTATACCAGCTACGATACCGAAAAAACCATCGGTAAAAACAACAGCTATAAGAGCTAAATATTGTTCAGCATTACCCATTGTAAGTTGAAAGAAGTATGAACAAAGAAAAGATGCAGTCACTAAGGGAACGGATAATAAAATTAAGGTTGTTGTTTTCATATTATCAAGCTTCATAAGACTTTAAATAATAAACTTTTCCAGCAGAATTTCTTTTAGCTGTTAGGATTTGACCTCGTTGTTCTCCGTCACTATTATATGAAACATGAACCCAATCTGGTCTTTTATCAGTCCCAAATTCCCAAATTAATTGGTCAAATGGCAAATTTTCTTTAATATAGTAGAAGATTTCTTCGTTTTCTGGACCTTTTCTATGGTCCATATCAATGTCAAGTGCTTCACCTTTAGAATGTTGGGAAGTTTTTGAACCACCAATCGCTTCGTTTAATGCTTGGCTTCTATACCCTGAGGATATAAATATAGGGGTAGCAAAATGTTCTCTTATTGGTTGGAAAATATTTTCAGCTAATATTTTAGCAGCTTCTAAATGATTATCTTTAGGGGTATTATTAATACCTCTTCTTTTGGCAGTTTGAGATCTAGTGAACTCGCCTAAAGATAAATTTTTACTTAATAACATGGTTATAAATATTTAGTATTGTGATTCTCGTTTAACTACTTCTATTGCTCTTTCCATTTTTGGTAAATCAACAGGACATAATAAGTTTAATCCTGCTTTTGCTTTAAATTTAATATAATCGTCACCTTCGGAAAATATTAAAATTGTAGGCGCCATTCTTACTTTATACTTAGCTTTAAGTTTGGGATTATGTGCTAAATCACATCTATAATAGGTTACTTCTTTTAATTTATCCCAATCTTGAAATGCATTTTCTTTATTAAAATCAGCCCAAAATTCTACTATGACTATTTTACCATTATTATCATCAAAAGCATTTCCTTTAATTTTTTCATCAAAGTTATTATCATGGATAAATTCTTGGGATAGAACAGGTAAAGATAAAAGCAATAAAATTATAATTAGAGTAAATTTTTTCATTATTATCTTTGCTGTAAGTCGTATAATCTTTGATCTATTTTGTCTAATTGATCTTTCATTTCTTCTACTGCCTCT